TGAGCTCGGGCGATTAACCGCAAGCCACTCCATGAATGCGTCGCAGGCCTTGTAGGTATTCGAGTCTGGCAGGACGATCTCGTCGAGAAGGTAGAGCCTGTTACCATCGCGCTGGCCGATGACCGAGCACATCGGGTTGACATTGAAGTCCAGCGACCAGAATACGGGCAACTGCGGGTTGTAGCGCAACTGCTCGACATTTCTGACGCGGTCGAAAGCGTAGTAGACCCGACCGGCCGCGACATTTTCGAAGCTGGCCTGAAACTCCTGACGATAAGTTCGCTCATCCAGCTCGTGCGTTGCACTCTCCAACTCCTCCCGCGTGACGTTGCCGCCCTGTTCGGTGGTGAACTGGAAGGTGGCCCAGTCCGGCTTTTCCCGGGCCGCCTGGTATAAGTCATAAAAGTGGTTGTAGCCGCGCGGCGTGCCGATGAATAATGCTCGCCCTTGTTTATCAGCCAGCGCGGGGCGAAGCACCTCCAGCCATGCTTCGCGTTTGATGGATGCGTACTCGTCCAGAATGAGAAAGTCGAGTCCATCGCCGCGCAACGAATCGTAGTTGTCGGCGCCGCGTAAACAGATCGTGCCGCCGGTAGTGAGCTCGATTCGCAAATCGGTCTCATTGGGCTTGGAAGCCCAATACGGCCGTGTCATTTGCTTGAGCGGCTTCCAGGCGATACGCTTGGCCTGCTTGTAGGTCGGCCCCACATACCAGACCAGGCGGCCTGGAGACCAGGCCGCCCGACAAAGTTCAACTAACGATAAGAAGGTTTTTCCGAACCGCCGTCCAGCAACGAGAATGCGGAACCGCGAGTCGGACGTGAAGACAGTCCATTGAGGTGACTTGAGGCGAATCAGAGGGAAGGTCGAGCGAGTCATAACTAACCACCTGCCTGCTCTTGCGCAACGATGAACGGTGGCGGCGGACCAGCCGCGGATTCAAAAGCGGGCTGTTCCCGCCATCCGCCGCGGGCTTTCAGAAAAAAGATCGTCATTCTCGGGTGCTCGCCTGATTTCGCCATGTCGAACGCCGTTTTTCCTACGGTACAAATGGCTTCTATCGCTCCCACATCCAGTTCGTGTCGAAAATGTTTTCTGAGCGTCTTCGGAGATCGGAGGCCCAATATCAGCGCGATCTTGTCGTGCTGGATGCCAAGCGCTACCATTGCTTTCACCCGAGACCGCTGTTCCTGGGTTGGATTAAATTGTGGTCGTGACATGGTTAGGCCACCTCCACAACGGCCCGCTCGGCCGCGATCTGGTTGAATGTGCGGCCACTGGCTGCAAGTACGGCCGCTTGGCCGGTGAGTCTCTGCCACCTCTCTACCGCCACGTCTATATAACGGGGATCGATGTCCAGGCCGAAGCAGATACGCTCGGTCGAGTGGGCGGCGATAAGTGTTGTACCAGAACCGAGAAACGGATCGTAGATGATGTCGCCGCGCTTGCTGTTGTTGAGGATCGGGCGGCGCATGAGCTCCACTGGCTTTTGCGTGCCATGTCCCGTCGCCTCCTCCTCGGAGCCGCCGAAGGGATTGAGATTGGCGACCTGCCAGAGCGTGGATTGTGTGCGATCGCCGCACCAGTTTGCGGGCTGACCTTCTTTGACCGCATACCAGCACGGTTCATGTTGCCAATGATAGTTGCCCCGGCTCAAAGCAAAGTGCTGCTTTGCCCAGATGATCTGAGACCGGATGCAAAATCCTGCGGACTCCAAGTTCCCGGCGACTTCAGCGGCATGCACGCCGGCATGCCACACGTAGGCAACGGCGCCTGGAAAGAGCCCGTATGCAGCCGACCAGTCGACCTGCTGGTCGTTCGCCACGGTTCCGGTCTGGCGCTGTCGGCCCAATCCAGCCTGCTCGCGCCAATTCGGATCGTAGTCGACCCCGTACGGCGGATCGGTCACCATCACCGCCGGTTTGGCCGAGTCCAGCAGGCGACCGACGACCTCCGCTGAGGTGGCATCGCCGCAAAGCACTCGGTGTTCGCCACACATCCAGAGATCGCCTGCCTGGGTAATTGCATGTTCCGGCAGTACTGGAACGTCTTGCTCCCAGCCATCGTCTTTCTCTTCGCCGAACAAGAAACCATCGATCTCAACCGGCTCAAAACCAGTCAAGCTGAGATCGAAGTCGAGAGTTTTTAGTTCGTCGAATTCCAGCGCCAAGAGCTCTTCGTCCCAGTCGGCCCAGGTCACTGATCGGTTCACTAGTAGCCGGAACGCCTTCACCTGCGCTTCCGTCCATTCATCGCACAAAATAACTGGCACCTCTTTGATGCCCAGTTTCTGGGCAGCTTTGAGTCTGAGGTGACCATCTACTACTTCGCCGCTAATGCGGGCTAGAATCGGAATTTTGAATCCGAATTCGTTGATAGAGGCCGCCATCCGTTCGACCGCATGATCGTTCATGCGCGGATTGCGGAAATATGGGATCAACTTAGAAACAAGCCAGGTTTGGATTTCCACGGCTGTTCTCCTATTTATGAACAGTTCCCAAGCCTTGGTGACCGTTAAGCCGTGCCAACGCTATTGAACGCTGTCTCTCTCAGAATTGGGAAATCAAGCGAACAGGAACCTTAAAAGCCGCTCTTTTTGAGTGGTGCGGATCACTACCAGGGCGTCACATCTTGCCCTAGCTATATTGACGCGCAACCGTCCGAAACCCTGCACTACGGGCCATTAAATCCCCTTCAGAATGAACGGGATTGTGTCGATGAAAGAACTTGAGCGCCTCGCCCGATCTCTTAGACCTCGCCGCCCAGATATCCGATTTCGAGCCCCTCGTGAACCGTCAGTACCCGCTGCTTCTCAAACTGTGCAGAAAAGTGACAAACGACAAGGCTGAAGCGGCTGGTATCGTGCACGACGCCATCCGGAAGTTCTGCCAGCAGATTTGGACGGACATGTGGTTAGGAGACCTGCGGGAGTTTAAAAGCCCGGAAGCCTGGCTCACGCGCGTCGCGCTCAATGCCTGTGCAGACTTCCGACGTGAGCGATACCAGCGCAGACATGGAGAGCGTCCGAAGAAGATTAGGGACACTACCGTGCCCCGAAAGCCCAAATTTTCGTACGCCCACGAGCTGCCACCGATCGAAAACGAGGACGGCGAGCAGCTGGATGTAGTCGAGTGCGCCGTGGAATCCGCGCTTGGCAACCTTCGGCGCAACCCCGAAGAAAGCGCTTTCGATCGCGAGATCCTCATGCGTTACGTGACCGCGCTCCAGCACCTCACGCCGGTCCAGCGCGCGGCCTACATCCTTAATAAGGACGAGCTGCTGCAGCCCGAGGAGCAAGAGCAACTGCTGGGCCTGGACGCGAGCGCTACAAGAATCGTAATAGAAACGATACGTGCCCAGCCGCAGATGCGTCTTGTGGATGTCGCAAACCTGCTGGGGCGGATTGAAGGCACTTTAAGTTCAGAGCTGACGCGGGCCAAGGTTAGGCTACAAAGGGAACTCTCGGACCTGCTCTGGCGGAAACCGAGCGAGCTGCCAGTACCGAAATGGCCGTGCGAGTCTCTAGTCGGGTACTCAGGCCATCGGGGATCGTTCAGCTCGTTCCGCGTGCGATTGGAAGAACATCGAACCCTGGAGAAATCACCTTGGCTGATTTCTGAAAGGGACAAAGAATATGTTCGAGGAATGCCCGGCCCCAAGCGAAAGCATGAGAATCTGAAGACACCGAGCGGACCAAGCTATCAAAGAACACACGCGTACTCGATGAACATGGTACCCGGGTGGTTCAAAGCTCCCGCACCGGACGACCCGCAGTATATCGATCTGCTGAAAACAATTCGCGAGCTGCTCCAATCGAAAAAAAGATACACAACTATAGCCAAGGTATTGAACGCGACCCATGTGCCTCCTCGCTTCGGGAAGACTTGGCACCATACGGCAGTGAGGTTGATCGCGAGAAGAGCTGGTTTGGTCAAGAGCCCGCAGCCTATTCGATCAGCCCCCTTAGCCGCCTCGGCAGTAGCACCGAACGAGAGCACGCCTGGCCGTATGGCCGACAACATGGCGACGGAAGTATTCCATTGGAGCGAAGCTGCTGCAAGCGCTGTACTCTCTAAAACGCCCAGCGAGAGCCCCGGAAAGAAAGCGTCCGCATGGCCTATGCAACGCACCAAGCCTGCACACCAGGCACGGCGCAATGCGCGGAGCCCCCGTAAAATCAAGATGGTTCCCGTTACTCCATTAACGCTTTTAGGAGACGCTACAGAAGCGCTCACCAATCCGACTCCTCGTAGCACTTCCGGCAGTAGAGCGGCGGAGGCATTCCATCCCATGGATGACGCGCCCCTCAAGGCACGCGGTCACAGCCAGGTTGGGAAGAAGGTATCCAGAAAGCGAAAGCAACGCATACCGGTGCAGAAATCGCGCTACAATGCACGTCCATTGGACAAGCTTCCGAAGAAAACTCTCAAGAAAGCGAGGAGACGCCGTAAGACTTCAAAACAGTCTCGACCAGAGCTGCGAGTCTTCCTAAAAAAGCTTCGTCGCGGCAAGGCGATTCAGAAAACGTCGCCTAAACGCTCCGTGAG